ATCCATATTTTTTAGCTGCATAAGGGAAGGCTTTTAGGTCGCTTGTTGTTTTCAGGTCAATAATTCCTTTGGCTAATACATCTGCTTTGCCTCTAAATGGATAACCTCCTATCATTCCTATTTCTGGAACTTCAAATTCTGAATCTGTTATTAGTTTTAAAGCGTGTTCGTTTCTTAGAAAGGCATCAGCTAATCTTTCTGCTTGATGTTTCTCTTTTATAGTAAAGACCTTTCCGTGTTCTTCTTTAGCTAGTTTATATGCTTTCGTATTTTTGCTTTGAACATCTACAAAGATTTGTGAGCTAAATACATCTGGCTCTAATATGCAGGTATGAAATAACCATCCTGCAGCTAAAGCGTTTGTTGATTCTGAGCCATACTTAGTAACATACTTATATTTTTTAGGACTATCTAACAATAGTTTAATTGAGGAGGAGCTTAAAGCGTTCTTTCCTAAGTAACCATAGTAGTAATCATCATCCATCATCTTCTCTAAAAGTTCTTTTTTAGAAAAGGTTTCTCCATTTAAGAGTTTAATATTATCCATAGTAAAGTAATTATTAATCCTAAAAAACTAATTGCTGTAGCTATCATTTTTTCTCTATATTTCATTTTAAAAATGTTGCATACGCTTTTATTTTAGGCGTACTTGTTATTAATTTTCTCTCCTTTATTATTGGCTCTTGTTTTTTATCCTCCTTCCAATACTTCGGATTCTTGCTATTTAATTTTCTTTTTTTCATTTAATTGTTCTTCTACTCTCCTTGCTCGTTTAACTGCTCTGAGTTTATCTCCTCTTAATTTATCAATGACATTATCAAATGATCTTCTTTCAAGCTCTAGCTGATTAACATAAAAGAAGATATTAATTAATGGTGTTTCTAAATCCTTGTACTTTGGATTGTCCTTAATTAAATTAAGAATCAAGTCCATGTCTGTAGTGTACTGGAGCTGTCCTAGATTTCTCATTTTATTTCCTGTATTAAGTATTGTACCTCCTGAAAGTTTACTCGCTTTCCACACTTAACGCATAAGCATCTATCATCTATATACTCAACTATTATTTGCGGAGGTTTTTCTTTCGTATGTTTTTTCCCTAATTCATAAGCATAAAAAATAATAGCTAATAAAAGTGCAAAGAAAATTACATATAATAAATCTTTTTCTTTTATCATAATACTAGGTCAATTAAATATTCTAGCTTTAGAAAAAATAAAGTTCCAAAGAATAATACTATCATTAAAAATAATCCTATTAATAAATCTTCTAAAGTAATTCCTAAAAATTTTCTTATTAAATTTCTCATTTTGTTTTACCATTTTTATATGTTATACCTTTGTAACTTACTGCTGTATTAGGATATTTCTTTGAATATTCTATAAATCTTTGGTCTATCGATTTAGTAGTTACAAGTTTGTCAAATGCTTGTTCAATTAAGTTCCTCATACTTTTTCTATTTTTTTCTGTAGGTCTGGAGTGTAACATTCAAATGTCTTATTCCAAACACATGGCAGATAAGTATTTAATTCTTTATTCCAATAATATATTTTATCTATTCTCATTTTGTTTTAGTTTTAATTAAAGGGGGCTTTTGCACCCCCCTATTAATTTTGTTTTAAAGTTGTCTTTCAGTTGCGTATAATTTATAATCATATACTAATGATTCTATTTTTGCATATAGTTCACCACCATTTGAATTAGTAGATGTTTTAAAAAATATCCATTCGCTATATTTTTTTTCACACCCATATTGTTTTTTAATTCTCCAGCTTCCCAAACCATAAGGCACAACTTGAATATAACAAGCGTCTAAATAACCATTTGCGCCATAATCATATTTTTCGTGATGTTGTTTACTAATAGTTTCTAATTGTTTTTTTAAGTTTTGATAATCTTGAATTGTTTTTCCCAATTTGTTTGTTTTAGTTATTATTTGTTTTTAAGTAGTTTTTTATATTTCTATAGCTTTAACTACATAACAAATATAAACAAATGTTAATAACTAAAGTGTTAAAGAAATGTTAAAGTTTTGTTAAAGAAATGTTAAATTATTTCTTTTTAAATTGAGCAGAACATACAGCTAATCTCTGGTTAGCATCTCTGTATTCTCCGACCATTACAGGGTCATTCATACATCTTTGGATAAAATCTCTGCGTGTTTCGTTTTGTTTTGGTTTTGGTATTGGCATAGTTTAAAATTTACATTTTTTAATATTCCACGAATTACCTAATTTATTTAAGTATTCGATTAAGTTTGTGTTATCTATAATAGTCCATTTTTTATTATAATAAATTTGTGTTACTTCACATTCATTAAGAGGTATGTTTAATTTATCATTATTAAAGTTATGTTCAATCTTTAAGACTATAGCTTTTTCTCCCCATCTGTCGGCTATTCTTTCTAATAATAATTTTTGACCTCTTGGAATTTTATTGAATTTATATTTTACTTCCATTAATATCAATGCTTCGTTATCAAACTCTAATACAGCATCTACATCAGAGGGATGCATCTTGCCATTTTGTACCCCTGTAAAATCAATTACTTGTTTTACTCTATCTCTGTTTTTTATTAAAGATTTCATATTATTGCTTTTTTATATAGTCTTTAGTTATTAGGTTATTTATTTCTTCTACCCATCTTCTATAGATTGAACCATTACAGGTACAAGGTTCTTTATATTTATGGTTAAAATATCTAGCGTGAAGTTCGCATATTAGTTTAACATATCGCTCCTCATCTTTCCTTTTTAACTTTTCAAATGGATAACCATTTTGCTGAAAGTCTTGCCATCTTTTTAAATCTTCTTTTACCATAGTTTGACTTGATTTGCTTTTTCCTTTCGTTTGTCGCACCCGCAGTCTTTTCCCCATATCTTTTCAACAAGCCATTTAATTCCTGTCTTTTTTGTAAACCATTCTATTAAATCTCCTAATCCCATTCTATGTTTTTTTTAATTAACTTTTTAACATTGCTGTATGTATTATATAACGAATAATACGAAATATTTGTTTTGCGTGATAATTCCATTATAGAAGTTCCAGAGCTTATTATCTCAAAAACTTTTTTATCATACCAATAAACTTCATCAAGCAAAGTGTCTAATTGTTTCATTTTTGAGGTAATATCTTTTGGAGGTGTAACGACTTCTTCGTTTATATATTTCTCTAATGCTTCAACTCCTACTTTAAAAATCTTTTTCTCTTTTCTACATAAATCTAAATAAAGAGCTTTGAGGGTTTTATAGACATAGTAGTAATTTATTTCATCTCCGTAAGATATATCTAGTCCACTCTTTAAGAGTTTGTCTAATTTTAAATAACATTCTTGAACAATATCTTCAGCTATTTCAGGTTTGCAGCCAAAAGATTTAACTGTATATAACCAATCATTATGTTTAGCTGCTATTTTTTCTAATGGTGTCAAAGTAGTTTGGCTTGTTTCTTGCTTCTATAAGTTACGAAATTTTTCCCACCTAATTCAAACCCTACATTATTAATTATAGATTTAAACATTAAAGGAGCTTCATAGCTTGTAGGTTTATATCCTAATTCTTGCATTTTTACTTTAGCTACATAAAGCCTAGTGTACATCCAAGAATCTGGAGAATATATGTACCTATGAATTATAAGAAAATCATCTGCCCTGTTTGCGTTCACAGCACCACCTTCAGCATCTCCTATACTAGGAGGCATTGGTTGTCCTCCAAATTCGTGGTTAGGTGTGTGTTTTCTTCTTAATGCTTCGGTTACTGCATGACAACAAATCCAAGTAGTTATGTTATGCTCTTTACAGAAAATTCGTATGTCGGTTAATTGCTCGTAAGAATATTCATAACCATTGCTTCCTAGTTTGATGTTTTTTCTTAAAGAATTAATAGGGTCTATTAATAAAGCGTGATAATCCCAAGCATCCTTTATTGATTTAGCTAAAGCTAGTAATTGTTTATAGGTGTAATTTTTATTACAATCAACAAATTTAAAATGGTCAAATACAAACTTTAAAGATTTATCATAGTCCTTTTGTTCTATTTTATTTATTGGTTTGCCCTCTATAAATTCAACTAACTTTTTTATAAGTGAATAAGGTTCGTTCTCGCTTGAAAACACTAACCATCTTATGTTGTGTTTAAGTGAATAGAGTAGCATTAAATAAAAAGTAAAGTGGGTCTTTCCGACATTATTATGTCCTAAAAGAAAATTCATATTTCCTTGAACGAAGCGGAAATTAGAATCAAATTCTTCGTGTCCTAGTTTAAGAGCTTCAGGTACTTTACCTTTTCTAAAGTCGTTAAGTTTGTTTGAGTGTTCATCAAAGTTTATAAGCATCCTCTAAATATATAAAAAAAAGAGGATAAATTTCTTTATCCCCCTTTATTATTAAAATGGCATTTCATCTCTGTCAGGAGCTTGGTCGCTAGTGGACACCTCTCCTTTATCTTCTTT